CGGCCTCGTGGCCGCTTGGCCCGAGGTAGTCCTCGGTGCCCTTGCCGCGGTCGATCCACAGCAGCCCGTCGGCCTCCACGACGTTCGGGGCGCGGCGCTGGGGCTTGTGGGCGTCCTCAAGCCGCTGGTCGAGCATCTCGTCGAGCTTCTTTAGCGTGGGCTGCCAGTACGTGTCCGTGACGAAGTCGGCGTCGTAGGAGGCACCGAACGAAGCTGCGTCGTCGCGGAGGTCCGCGGCGTGGTTGTAGGCCTCCTCGTAGGCGTCGACGATCGCAGGGATGTGCGGGACCGCGGCCCAGGCGTCTTGCATCTCGTGCCACAGCGGGGTATAGGGGATCCGCCAGCCGGCGCCGCACAGCTCGACCATGGCCGTGGCATCGGTGACGACGACGGGGGTGCCGCAGGCTTGGGCCTCGACGACCGGAACCCCGAAGCCTTCACCCCATGTGCAGTTGGAGAGCACGTCGGCGCTGCGGTAGATGTCGGCGACGACGTCGGAGGGGATGCCTCGGCGGTAGGCGTACTGGTCGGTGTAGACGTACGAGCCCTCGGGAAGCTTGTCGAGGAGGCGACGGAGGTTGTTGCCGGCGTTGTTCGCGACGTCGGTGTGCAAGACGAGCAGGGCGTCCTGGTGGCGGCGGCGCAGCTCAGCGAACGCGGTGATCTGCTCGGCGAAGGCCTTGCGGTTGCCGTCCTTGCCGACGTTGGCCGACACGATCGCGACGACGAACGCGTCACCGGGGAGACCGGTCCGTTCCCGGGCCTCGGCCTTGTCGCCGGGCCGGAACGTGCGGGTATCGATCCCGTGGGGCACGTAGAGCGGCGACAGGCCCGCCTCGGTCATGGTCCGTTCACCGAACCGGGACATGGCGATCGGCTGGGCGCCGGACTTCTCGAACCAGCGGCGCGTGATGCCGGGTAGCTCGAGGTGGTCGACCGGCGCCCAGCACGCGACGGCCATGTCGGTCAGGAGTGGCGCGGTCAGGACCCAGACATCGGTGAGGGTGAGGATCAGCCCGGACGAGGCTGCCTCGCGGAACGGCTTGCCGGCGACGTCGAAGTGGTCGAGGGCGTGGGTGACGATGACGTCGTTCCCGTAGTTGGCCTCGTACGCGGGATAGCAGGGGATGCCGTTCCAGTTCAGCCGGGAGCCGCTGAGCCCGTAGTAGGCGGAGACCGCCACGTCGTGGCCTAGGGCCTTGAGGCGGGGCGTGAACGTGGCGGTCTGCTGTCCGTAGCCGGTGCCGACCCAGGGGGCGACCGAGTGCCACAGGATCTTCATGGCGTGTTCCTCCATTTGGCGGGGGTTGAGCGGTGGGGGTTGAGTGAGAACGGCCGGGGACCCGTCACCCCCACCAGGGGCGGGCCCCGACCGTTCAGCTGTCCGCCCGCTTCCGGGTCCCGCGCTCGGTGGAGGTCCGGTCCCTGTCGGGCTCGGGACGCTCGGTGCTGGCCTTGGGCTCGGGCTTCTGCGGTGGCGCCTCGACCAGCTCGGCCGCACCGGAGGTGACCCGCTCGTTCCAGTACTTGACCGCGACCTTGTCGCTGTCGTCGACCTCGATGACCGAGTTCGGGCCGTAGGACTCCATGACCCCATGGGGCCCGTAGAAGGCCCCACCACCGAGCAACTTCACCTTCATGGCGCCCTCCCTGGGCTCAGATGACGATGTACTTCGCGAACGCCTTGGCGCGGATGACGTCGCCCCCGACCCGGAGCTTGAACAGGAACCCGACCTGACCGTCGGCGGCGAACAGCTCCTCGAGCCGCTGAACGCTGACCTGCTGGCGGTCGGCGACCATGTAGCCGAGGTTCGGGTCACCGAAGACACCGGACGGGGTCGAGTTGCCCGAGTCGATGCGGGGCAGGCCCTCGAGCGTGAACACCCGGTACCCCGACCAGGTCGGGGGCTCGCCAGCCCTCACCGAGGGCTGCCACAGGTAGTTCGAGTTCCCGTCCTTGAGCAGCGACATCGCCATCGCGAGGTCGTCGGCCACGAAGAACGCGCCGTTCTGCCGGAAGACCGTCGGCACCTGGAACGGGAGCGACTTGAGGTTGTCGCCGGTGACGGTGCCACCGGTCGCGGTGACCGACTGGGTGATCACCGGCGATGCCTGCGTGGCGCGCATGGCGAGCCCGAACGGCTTGGACGTGCCGTTGCCGTTGGCGAAGGCGTCGTCTTCCATCTGGGCGAACTGCAGCCCGACGATCTGCTGGATGAGCCCGGCGAGGTTCACGTCGGTGTCGGCCAGCTCGTCGACACCGACCTTGGACAGCCCGACGAGGTCGTGGACCTCGATGACGTCGGCCGGCGTGTTGGGGACGACGTTGACGTCGGTGGCCGGCGTCGAGCCCATCTCCAGCTTGCCCCAGCCCGCGGTGGCGCCGGTCAGCGACCGGACGTCGACCTTGTTCGAGGTGGTGCGCCGGATGAGGGGGCCGGCACCGCGGAAGGTCCCGAGGTGCGGGAGGTCCTTGAAGATCGGTCCCGCGATGTCGTGGGGGACCAGGACCTCGCCGGTGGCGTTCTCGACGAGCGCGGCCTTGCCCTCGGTGCTGAGGTAGGTGAGCGCCTTGCGCTCCTCGTCGCTCAGCTGGCCGCCGCGGAACCACTTGAGGAACGCCTTGGTCTGGCGCTTGTCGTTCACCGCGGCGAGGGCGTCGTCGGTGTCGGCCTTGGAATGGCTGGCGCCGGCCATCGCGGCCAGGGCGGGGTGGTCCTCGGGCGGGGCCGCGGCCCAGCCCTCCAGCGAGTCCTGCTCGCGTTGGATCTCGGCCATGTTCCGGAGCCGCTGGCCCTCGGTGAGGAGCGCCTTGCGGTTCTCGACCTCTTCGGCCGGCATCTTGGTCGGGTCGGGGTAGCGGTCGTTGATGGCTCGCGCCATGTGGAGACAGCTCATGGCCTTCTCCATGAGCGTCTTGGTCTGCTCGGACATCAGTCCTCCATTGCGGCTTGGAGCTCGGCCTCGAGCGCGTCGATCTCTTGGTTCGATCGCTCCTGGTCGAGGTGGGCAAGGGGACCGGGGAGTGCCGTCGGCGGGTCTCCGGTGGCTGCCCCGTCGGACAGCGAAGCGAGGAACGACACCCCGTAGGCGTCGTCCTGGTTCGACCCACCGCTTGGGGTGACGTCGTCGGCAGTGGCCGGCGCGTCCACCGGTCCGGGTGCCAGGTCGTCGCCGCTGTCGTAGGTCTCGACGAGCACGTCGACAGCGGCCTTGCGGGCGAACGGGTCCTTGATCGCGACCGCGTGTTGCATCGACTCGAGCCAGTCCGCCATCGAGGCGGAGCCGGCGCCGGCCATGCGGCGGAGGCTGTCGGGCGGTTCCATGTCGGCCTCGCCGTAGAGCCGCATCAGCGATCGGGCCGCGCTGCGTTGCATGTCGGGTGAGACACCGGACATGCCGTCTCGCCCACCGGCGAGCATCGCGGCGGCGGGACCGAGCGCGTTGCGGTTGAGGTCACCGTTCGGTTCCCTGACCGGCAGCATGCGGCGGTCCTTGACCGAGCCGTCGCCGCCACGGTCGATGAGCGTGGAGCGCTGGTACTGCTCGTCGGTGAACCGGGACGCGGACCCGTCCCACGGGGAGTCGACGACCGCCTTGGCCGAGGTGACCCCGGCGAGCTGGTTGATGGGGAACGGCGAGATCGTGATCTCGAACAGGCGCAGCTCGTCGAGGAACCGCTTCACCGCCTTACCGCCCAGCGACCCGTGCCCGGGGGTGTCGCGCATGACCTCGTACGTGAACGACGTCCCGCGGATGTGGCCGTCGAGGATGTCCTGGCGGACCTGCTGCGCCTTCGGCGACCGCGAGAACCGGGCCCGGAACCGGAGGCCACGCTGGTCCTCGTGGAGGGCGGCGACCGAGCCGATGACACCTTCGGTGCTCATCTGGTGGTCGGCGATCAGCGGCATCGGCTGCGACGACTTGTGCCAGTGGTCGATGGTGCGCTTGAACGCGCCGGGCAGCACGACGTCGCCGACCTCGTCGACGTTGTTGAACACCGAGGCGTAGCCCTCCAGCTCGCCGGGTCCTCCGGCGGCCTTCCACTCGACTTGGGCATGAAACACGGATCTCATCGGGGACCTCCCCCTTGTCGACCTCCCTGAACGGCGAGGGCTCTGGAACCGTTGCGACGTACGGGCCGCTGATCGAGGAACCAGCGGCCGTAGCTGGCGGCCTCGGTCATCGGCATGTTCGGGTCGGCCTCGGGGCCGGTGTCGCCCTGGTTGCCGTTGTCGCCCTGGTCGCCGTTGGCTGGCGCCGCTGCGGGCTGCTGATCCGGGAACGCGGGTGTCGGTGTCACCCCGGCACCGATCAGGAACACGTCGCCGCCGGGGACCGGGTCGAGGCCGACGACGCGGCGGAAATCGTTCTGTGTGATGCCACCACGGGACAGCGCGTTGGTGGCCCGCTCCCACTTGTCGGTCTCGGCTTCCTGCAGGGCGAGGACATCGGAGTTGTCCCACCGCAACGCGACCCGCTGCCGGCCCACCCCGAGGAAGAACGGGAGGACCTGCGTGGAGATGCCACCGAACCAGAGCCGCTGGAGATCCATGAGGGTGGTCTCCCAGAACGCGGCCTTGGCCTCCTTGAAGTTCGCGAACGTCGACCGGTCGAGCCCGACCTTCGCTCCCACGAGGATGGGCTGGACACCCATGGCGGCGCAGATCCGGGCCTCGGTGATCCCCGACATGTCGCCGAACTGCAGCTCGTCGAGGTTGAGGCCGAGCACCTGGACGTCCATGCCGGTCTGGAGGAAGGCGGGGCGGCCCCGGTTGCGGCCACCGAACTTGCGCATCCACCGCTCCTCGAGCCGGTCGGTGACCTTCTCGTCGATCTCCTGGGCTGTCTTGATCACGACCCGGGGAACGGCGTCGTTGCGGAGCAGCGCGTCGACGAAGTCGGTCCGGGCGTTGTCGACGGTGACGGCCCGGGTCGCTGGCCGGAGCGGGGCCTGCCCGAAGTACATGTCCAGGGGGTTCGGGTACTTGATGTGGACCATGTCGGACCGCGGCACGGGGATCACGGTCGCGGTGCTCGACAGCCCGGACGTCGGATCCGGCACGTAGCCGTACGCCCAGACCCGGGGATCGCGGGCCGAGGGCAGGATGCGGATCAGGTCGGGGCGGATCGGCCACAGCTCGGCCGGGACGCCGTCACGGCCCCGGATGATGAGCCAGTAGCAGTTCCCCGAGAGGTCGAGGTAGACGATCGACAGCTGCCCGAACTCGACCTCGTTCGTGACCGGGTTGGGTTGGGCGATCAGCCTGCGGAGCCGGTGGTCGTCGAGCGGTTCGTTCCGGCGGTCGCTCGGCCCATCGGGGTAGACCCTCAGAACACCCTGAGGGAAACACCGGGCCTTCTCCATGATGCACGCGTAAACCAGCTCATTGCGTCCGAAACCGTTCCGGGCGTAGGTCTCGTAGCTGGAATCCGGGAAGAGCATCCCGTCGCCGTTGGGGCGGCCACCGAAGGCCACACCGAACGGGTCGACCGAGATGATGTTCGGGAGGTCTTTCGACTCGGCCCGGTGAAGCCATCCCACCGGGCGTCACTCCCAGCCCAGCACAGCACCGACGACGACCTTGAGGCCACCGAGGGTCGCGAGGCCAGCCCACGGACCGGCCGCGAGGAGCGCGCCGGCGGCGAGCACGACCCCACCGACTCCGA